CAATGATCTCTTGGACTTCCAGCGGTACACGTGTTGACATGGGTGCCAACAGTTTTTTGCTGAAAACGAACATTATTTTTGTTTCCATGGGGTCACCTATTAAATTCGTTCAGGCTCTCTTAGTTCAATCCAAATGTCCTGATAGTCTTCTGGGAAAAGGTCTTTACGTGTGCAGATTCCGCGATCTTCAGCAATTACAGCTAGGCGGATTTTTCTGTCAGTCGGCATAGCTTTCCAACCACTCACTGAAGGTCCTTTAATACCTAAAATCCGTGCAACTGCATTACATCCACCTAGGGCTTCTATAAGTTGGTTGTCATTCATGTTGCTCTCCTAAAACAAATGTAATTATTAGGCATTCCTTATTATTAATCAATAGGCATACCTAATTTTATTCATGTTAGGATTTCCTAACTATTTGAGAGTTGTTTTATGAAGACATTGGCTGAAAGACTTAAATACGCAATGGAAGTTCTACCACCCAAAAAAATTAAAGGTGTTGAACTTGCACGAGCAGTTGGTGTTAAACCTCCTTCTGTTAGCGATTGGCTTTCGGGTAAATCTAAAACTATGGAAGGTGAAAATCTTTTACCAGTAAATCCAGTATGGTTAGCGACTGGTAACGGTGAAATAAAACTAGAAAATAAATCGGCATTAGGTACTGCTCTTGATATCAGTCAACAAGAAATGATCCCTGTTAAAACTTGGGATTCCAGCACCCCTCTAGATGACGATGAAGTTGAAATTCCATTTTTTAAAGACTTTAGTTTTGCATGCGGATCAGGTGCGATTGGTGAAGCGTTATTAAATGAAAAACGCAAGTTACGTATGTCTAAAGCAACATTGCGTAATAAAGCTATTGATAAGAAGAATGCAGTTGCAACCACATCTTCTGGTGACTCAATGAGCCCAACAATTAAAGATGGCGATACGATTCACATCGATTTAGGCCGTAAGACTGTTAAGGATGGCAAAATCTTTGCTGTATGTCATGGTGGCCTATTCTTAGCAAAGCGCCTTTATAATTTACCAATGGGCGGCATCCGTATTGTTTCTGACAATGCAGCGGAATATCCAGAAATTCATCTATCAGCTCAAGAAATCAAAGATCAACAATTTGAGATCGTTGGCTGGATTTGGCAAATTTCTACAATGGAAAGTTGGTAACAACTAAGAATGGGTAGTGGTATTAAATGTATGAAATATTGGATATTTTAGAAAAAATTAGCTTATTAATTGTTATTTTTTATATTGTTTTCTGGTTTAATCGAAGAGATGCTCCAACTGACTTCCATAAGGTTAGAAATCACTTGCAAAGCATCACACACCCATATTTAAGAGTTAGAGGGCATGGATCGTATTTTATTGAGTTTATAGAAAACGACCAGCACTTTTATGATTACTTTAGAACTATGGGTCTATATAAAGAAAAATTCGATTCATTGAAAGAAGATAGTTCTATAAAGATCATTAACCATGGCTTGTCATCTCAAAGTGCATGGGAAAAATGGAAGCTATAGTTCAAAAGTAAATTTTTTAAAAAATATGGCCTTAGGTCTTAATTACAAGTAAATATAGATTAGACATAATATTAAGCAGAAGTTTAGGTTAGATATTACCTAGAGGCTGAGCAAGAAATCTAACAAGCCAATAAGCAACTTCATACTAAATCTAGATAATACTGCGAACCCGACGCAGTCCTTAAGCATAGATCGGGTGGAAAATTTATTATGACAGCTGAAATTGCCATTCTTAACCCCCATGGTGTTGCATTAGCAGCAGATAGTGCTGTAACTATCGGTTCCCAAAAGATAATTAATAGTGCTATTAAGTTATTTGCATTATCTAAAACTGAGCCCGTAGGCGTCATGGTTTATGGAAATGCAAATTTACTAAATATTCCATGGGAAACATTAATCAAGATTTACCGGAAAGAGCACGCAAAAAGTAGATTTGAGAAACTCGAAAATTATTCAGAAAGCTTTCTTTCATTTTTGAAATCAAAAACTACAATATTTAATACAGATATTCAAAATGAATGGTTTGTGGGGCAAATCAATTTTATTTTTAACTTTGTAGACTCGGAATTTACAAATCAATGCGATCAATCAATTGTTAGAGGTATTCAATTAAGCCTTGACCAAAAAAAAGATATTCTTTTAGATATATTGACACGGCTTAAAGAAGGTCAAGCATCAAATGAAACAACTTTTCATGAAGATATTTCGCCACTTTTGCCTAAGATAGAATCTGTAGGGCAGCCAATAATTAATCACTACTTTCGAGACTTTTTAGGATTTCCTGAAATTACAGGACTGTTAGATGAAATACTGGTTTTAATTGTCACTAATAACAATCTATTTCAAGGATCAACTGGATTAGTTATTTCTGGTTTTGGAGATGATGATATCTTTCCTTCCGTAATTACATATCAAATATCAGGATACTTTGAAAACAACCTTATTTATAAAAATGACTTATCTAAAACAATTATAAATAGTAATACAGGTATGAGAAGTGGGATTATTCCGTTTGCTCAAGAAGATGTAGTTTATTCATTTATTAAAGGTTTTGATCCAGAACTACAACAGATTAGCGATAATTACTTAAATTCGATGTCAGAAGAGTTTTTTAAGAATGCTCCTATTCTGAATCCAGTACAAAAGGCCCAATTTATTAATGATTTTAAATCTGATTTGAGTGATTTCAAATCTACAATGGATAAAGAGATTCTTGACAGACATGTTACGCCAATGATAAATATGATTGAAGTTTTACCAAAAGATGAGCTAGCAACTATGGCTGAGACTTTAGTAAATATTACTGCATTCAAGCGTAAAATGGCCGTCTCAAGCCTTGAAACTGTTGGTGGACCAATTGATGTTGCGGTAATATCTAAAGGAGATGGCTTAGTTTGGGTTAAAAGAAAACAGTACTTCCCTGCAGATCTCAACAGACACTTTTTTGATAATTATTTTAAGGATTAATCTAATGAAAAATAATATTTCAATCCGCAATACAAACAATGGGTTACAATACTCCAGTCAATCTAATATTTCATTAAGTAAGTCTTTTCAAAAAGACGAAATTAAAAATTATGCATCTGCATTGGCAAAAAAGAATGTAGAAAAAAGAGTTAAAGGGCAATAGTACAACATCCTTGCTTCCAATATAAAACCACCCTCCTTTTATGGAGGGTTTCTCATTTCTGAAACACGACTTTGCTATAGTTAACTCAAGGTCACTATGAAGGACGACCTGTAATAACAAAGCATGGCCTATCTAACCTCGTATTCGCGGGGTTTTCTTTTATTTGTAGTTAGCTATAATCACTACTCTTAAAACAATAAGTCATTCAATATGAAAAGAATAATACTTACCTCTATTTTTCTAGCAGTCACCCTTACTGGGTGTAACAAGCAGTCTGATCCAGCTGCTGCTGAATCTAAACAAGATACTGCAACTATCCAACAGTTTGACGAGGCAGATACCAAGATCGGTAAGTTTCTAGATCAGCTCGACAACCCAAACACATCACTTGAAGTTAGAAAGCAAATTTTATGTGTTGATTACCCTAATGTGTACATTCAACAGTATGCCCCTGCTCTACTTAAACTTTCACCCAATGACTACACGCCTGACAAGTTGGATCACGATTTAGCAATCGCGCTGGATTACTACAAAGACAAGTTCAATATTCGATGTGAAAAATAACGTTCTATCATTCAATCAGCCCACTCATGTAGTGGGTTTTTTTTCATTACCAACATTAAATGTTAGGCAAACCTAAAAATAAATTAGGTTTGCCTATTGACTATATAGTTAGGCATGCCTAATATTTGTCTCACACACCAACCCAATGTGAGTAAATCAAATGGCAAAACCAACTAACGCAAAACAATTCATCGGCGACCTTAGCGGTGGCGTATTCGCAAACCAATTAGGTGCTGTCATCAGCATGGTTTCTGAAGGCGTTGTGAAAAACAACAAAAAAGGCCAAATCAAAATCACCTTAGGCATTACTCGTATCGGTGTCTCATCACAGGTCGAAGTGGCGCACACCCTCGCTTACCTTGAGCCAACGGCAAAAGGCAAACGTACTGAAGACACAACTTCAAAATCTCCAATGCATTTCAACGCTGGCGGTGATGTAACGCTGTTCGCAAATCACACCAGTCAGCTTTTTAACGAACACGAACAACACGAAGACGCATAAAGCGCTTCCCCTTTTTTTCTAACAATTTTTTTCAACTAGCAATAGGAAACTTTCCAAATGGAAAACACAGAAGCTAAAGCAATCGCAACTCTTGGCAACCCGGTTAAAGAACTCGCTCGTGGTGACTTAATTGCCTTAAGTGGCGAATACAAACTTGCTGATTTAGAGCAATTCCTACATGGCCGCAACCGTGCACGTGGTGTTCTAAAAACTCCATCTTTTGATGATTTTAAAACCTATGTGGTAGGTCACTCTGAAAAGAATCATTCACAAGGTGTATGTGCATCAGCATCAGATACGCCAGTTGCAGAACCACAAACTGCCCTTGTCTTTGTTGACCATAAAAACGTAGCTGCAACAGCAATCTTGAACTTTATCCAAGGTAGCTTTGCTCAAGGCCATTGTGACCATAAAGCTATCTTGAAACTTGAACCAACCGTAGTTTGGGAAAAGTTAAATCAAATCAAAGACAACAAATTCGATCAAAAACGCTTTGCGACATTGCTTGAAGACTTTGCAGGTGTTTTCGTGGCTATCACTGCCAATGGCGAAGAAATTCCAAATGGCGAAGCGCTCAATGCTGTACGCAACATGAAAGTTGATGTTTCTTCCAAATCAGACAGCCAAGTCAACAATACAAGCGAATCTCGCTCTGTTTTGGAAAATGTTGAAGCCTCAACCACTGTAGGCAAATTGCCTGCTTACTTCGAAATCAAAGACTCCGCGTATATCGGCTTGGATGAAAAGACCATCAAGTTGCGTCTGATTGTAAATGGTTCAGATGGTTCACCAGTGTTTGCCCTGCAGATCGTCAAAGAAGAACTTCTACGCAATGAAATTATTCAGGAGTTCAAAAACAAAGTGATTGAACTGCTTCCTGAGAACGAAGTTCGTATCGGTACTTTTGAAGCGTAATTTTTAGGCATTAAAAAGCCCTGAGACTTTCGACGGGATCAGGGCTCTTTGTAAACACTTGCAAGCTTACGGGGATAATTATGAATCAACGCGCAACACATAGCAACTTACCCAAGTTTGACCAACACAAAAGTCAAACATCTCAAATTCTTTATCAAGAGCCAACCTTGGAAGAAATGCGTCAAAAACACAACCGTGCTGTTGAGTTCCTAAAAAACTTCTCAGCTGTCACCCTTCTATTACTCAGTATCTTTGGTCTGGCATTAGTCATGCTCAAGGGCTGCGCCGACGATGTTGAACATCAGCAAGCAATGGCTGTGAAACATCAATTGCAATTTGGGGGTGTGAAGTGAGCACATCAACTCAAAAGTTCTCTGAATTCATCAGCCAAGATGACGAAAGCAACATCCGTATGCGTCTTGGCCATTCAACCTACTTTGAAAAAGGTCGCCATATCTATGTAGTCAACAAAGATGGTACCGAACAGCTAATCACGCTTGAGATGCATGTTTCCAAGCCTTGGATTCGTGAAAACTTTGAACGTGAGCGTGCATTCCAACGTAAGAAGAACTTAGCAATTGCCCTACAACGTACACACATTCCACTTCGTGAACGGCGTGAGTACAAACGTCGCGTAGGTTGGGTTGGCGCTCGATAGCAGCCAATCCTCCCCTCCAAATAATGAATAGTGAGTAATGAATAATGAGTATTGCAACTTTAATCCTTGGTCAGTCTGGAACTGGCAAATCTACAAGCCTAAGAAACTTGGACCCGCGAAATGTGCTGTTAATTCAAGTAATCAAAAAGCCGTTACCGTTTCGTTCACCTAATTGGAAATACATCACACCCGAAAATAAACAGGGTTCGATTTTGGTCTCTGATAACCCTCAATTCATCATTAATGTAATTAATGGATCTAAGCGCCCAATCATTATTATTGATGACTTTCAGTATGTTATGGCGAATGAGTTCATGCGTCGAAGTGCAGAACGTAGCTTTGATAAATTCACTGAGATTGGCCGTAATGCATGGGATGTTTTCAACGGCGCTATCTATGCTCATGAACACAAGCGTGTCTACATCCTAAGCCACACCGAAGAAGCTGACGGCCGCTCAAAAATCAAAACAATTGGAAAAATGCTCGATGAGAAAATCACGCTCGAAGGCATGGTGACCATTTGCCTACAAACAGCAGTCATCAATGAACAATACGTTTTTCAGACCAAGAACAATGGTCATTCAACTGTGAAATCGCCTATGGGCCTTTTTGATTCAGATCATATCGACAATGACTTATACGCAGTCGACCAATCGATTTGTGAGTTCTACGGCATACCTGTAGTACCGCAACAACAAAACCATCAGCAACACGCTCAGCAATCTTAATTAAAACTTGGAGTAATTTTCATGAATCAGCAATACAAACAATTTGGCTATAACCCCGACTCAGCAAAGCAAGCAGACAGTAGGC